TTGCATACTACAAATATTTGTAGTACCTTTGTATTGTCAAAAGAAAACAATGAGAATATGAAACAGAAAAAAGAAATGATGGAGGTTACACCTGAAGAACGGGAACTCCTCGAAAGAATGAGAAATTACAATCGCTCTTTCCCAAATGGTTATCCAGAGCTCTTGTGGGACTTACAACAACTCTTCGACACAATGGTTCGGACACCATACAACTAAGAACAAACCTCTCCCCCTCACTAAGGGGGAGAAAAAAGATAAAACATAAATAGCTATATAGATATGGAAACAGTAATAACAAGACCAGTAGTGGTTACAGATATGAAAAGAAAAGTACAAGACATCCTTATGGCGGTTTCATGGCGTGATTTCGCTGGAACGTACTTTCAAAAGTCTCCTTCTTGGTTTTACCACAAAATGGACGGTATTGATGGCAACGGAGGTGCTGGTGGCTTCAATGAACAAGAAACAGAGCAGCTGCGAGGCGCACTTATCGATTTATCCAACCGCATTCGTCGTGCAGCAGAAAATATTTAGGCGAGGTTCTCATTGACCTTAAGACAAAAGTCACTCATCGCCTATGAGTGCATTTTAGCCTCTCGCAATGCGAGGGGCTTTATGCTTTATGAAGTGAAAAAATTGCGTTACGCAAAAATAATTGCGTAGAATTTTGCTTATTTCATTGATTATTCTTACATTTGCATCGGACATCTATCGACTTATTTTAATTATGGCACGTAGCAAAATCCCAACAACCGTTATCAAGGCTACTCCTGAGGTAAGGAGAATTCTTGATAAAATGAGAGCTAACAAGCGTACTCAGGTAGAGAAATTGCGCAAAATGAAACCTGAAGAATTCACGATACGCATCATGTTATAAATGGAAGAAACATATTCTATTCAAACCCAAGACGGTGACAAATATATTCTTTCTGTAAATGACGTAGATATAGCTTTGCTCTCTGACGATATTCAGCAGATGCTTTTTAATAATAATCTACAAATAGGGGAAATAATCATTGAACGAACAGCTGGCAAGCAATATACTTGCTATAAAGTTCTTTACCAAATCTCCACTTGGTTAGCCAGTATTTTTGCACAGCATCAAGGACTTATTTTGTATTACCTCTGTGATGATATGAATTCCATTCCGAATCGGAATACTAAAGGCAAGAATAAAGACCTTTCACCCCAAGAATATCGCAGCAGGTTATTTTCTAAACTTTTTGAAGGGTACAAAAAGAGTCATCAAGTTGTAGGGATCTCGGATTATCCTATAATTATAGAAGGTGAGGGCTACAAAAAGTTTATACATCTTATTGCAAGAGCTTCACACAAAAAACATGTCTTAAATATGAGTAATTATATTAATGCTGTCTGGGGAAAAGGATAGAACTTTATTTACAAATTAAAATAAAAGATTCATGAAAAAAGTATTATTCACATTGCTGCTTCTTGCAAGTACTATCGCGTGTTTCGCACAAGCAAAACACGACGCTTACTGCGAACTTGTAGGAACTTCTAAATTTCTTAGCACTAAAGTTACAGTAGAAGTCGATTTTGGACAATCAAAGTGGGCAGATGCACACCTTTATGATGAGAATGGTAAGAAAATCTCTTTCAACTCTATGATGGACGCTCTCAATTATATGGGAAAGCGAGGCTGGACACTAACTCAAACTTATGCTATCACAAGTGGTAGCTCCAATGTATATCATTATGTTCTGGTAAAACAAGTCGAAAAAGACGAGGATATTACAGAAGGTATGAATTTGAAAGAGAAATAGAATAAAGGCGGAACCTATGATCCGCCTTTGTTCTTGCTCATCCTTCTGCGAGGAACTTTTTACGTTAATGAAATAAATTTTGAACCATTACAGAAAATCTAAATCTTTAAAACAATGGACTTTAAGGACTCTATAAAACAACTTGCGGATAAAATAGCGCAATTGAAAGATGGTATTCTCACAGAAGAAGCCACAAAAAATGCTTTTATTATGCCCTTTATCAATGCACTGGGCTACGATGTTTTTAATCCTTTGGAAGTAATTCCGGAAATGGATTGCGACTTAGTTAAGAAAAAAGGAGAGAAGATAGATTACGCCATAATGAAAGAAGGTAGTCCAATTATCCTCATAGAGTGTAAGCATTGGAAGCAGGATTTGTCTCTCCATGATACGCAATTAAAGAAATATTTTGTAGCTTCCAAAGCTAAGTTTGGACTTCTGACAAATGGAATAAGATATTTGTTTTATACAGATCTCGAAGACCAAAATATTATGGACGAAAAGCCATTCTTGGAGGTTGATATTACCGATTTAAAAGATTATCAATTTGCAGAACTCAAGAAGTTTCACAAGTCTTATTTCGATATTGATAGCATTCTTAGTTCGGCAAGTGAACTGAAATATTCAAGCGAGCTCAAGAAAATATTTGCTGAAGAGATTGTAGCCCCTTCTCCAGAGATTGTGAAGTTTTTTACAAAGAAAGTCTACGAAGGCATTATTACTTCTAAAATACAAGAGCAATTCTCGGAACTTGTCAAGAGGGCTATTGGGAGCTATATCAACGAACTCATTTCTAAAAGACTGAAAACTGCACTCAGTTCTGAAGAGCAACGCGAAGCGTCCGAAACTATAACTGCAAATGTAGATACAGAACAGACTGATGCTGCATCTACTAAAGATGATGGTATTGAAACTACACAAGAAGAAGTTGAAGGATTTAATATCGTCAAAGCCATAGTGCGTAAGGAAGTAGATATTTCGAGAGTAGTATATCGCGATGCTTTATCTTATTTTGCAATACTTCTTGATGACAATAATCGTAAACCTATCTGCAGGCTATATTTTAACAGCAAGACAAAAAAATACATCTCTACCTTTGATAAGGACAAGAAAGAAACAAAACATGAAATTACAAATCTTAACGAAATCTTTAATTTTGAAAAAGAACTATGCGATGTAATCAAAGTATATGATGAAAAATAAAAAAATATTCCCCGAAATCCTTGCAGGTTTCGGGGAATATTTTTACCTTTGCCATCGGTTACAATTGTGAAACATTCACACCGTTGAGCATCGGTCATCGCTCAGCACATTGCTTGGGCTTTTTTTATGCCCACTAAAATATTGGCGGTTGCCATTCCGTAATCAGATAAAGCTCTTCGGAGTGAAGTCACGATTGTAACCAGCGGAATGTGCAGCCGTTTTTCTGTATCTCTGCCCCGGCAGTTCCGGGAATGGTTATAATCGTGCATTATGCAACAACAAACAATTCGTTTCGAGAGCTCTGCAAAAGAACAGCAGCCTATCGACGTACGTGCTACGATACAGCGCAAAATCAAGGGTGTTAATCAATGGCTCGACACAAAGAGTGAGTTTTACAGCCGAATTTGCGAGTTTACAGTAACTCGTCGTTTGGCACTTCGCATCAATCTTGTAACTTTGTGCATGGGCTTCACTGCAGTATGCGTGGAACAACACCCCACAACCGCACTAATATCTGTATTATGTGCAGGTTATCTTGTTCATCGTGTAAACAAGTCAGATAAGAAAGGAGGCAAAGCATGAGCCGACCAATGAATCAAACCCTTACATACGTCAGCCAAGACACCATCGCAGCCCTTAACGAAATGGTGGGCGGTGGATATTTCCTCGGATATCTTGCCACATTGGAAGATATAGAGAATAAAATTTTCTCCGACTGCAACGGCACCTTTGTCGAAGCAACAGGAGAGCCACGTCCAGGCACGTTCAAAATGCTGCAAAGTATCCGTGCCCTAAAAAATGATTTACAAACACTCAATGCCCTCTGTCCTGAAAGCCCAGAGGAAGTAGATGGACTGAATTTTTAATTTAAATTTTTCAATATATGAGCAATAAAGAAAATAACACCGAGCAACCAATAACCGACATCAGTATCTATATAGCTGCATTGCAGAAGACTTACGCCCCAGCCCCTACGCCAGCTGATGCCACCCATTTCTTTTCCACTGCCGAAGTGGTAGATGCCATCAGGGAAATTGACCCATCGGCAAAGATAGCCCCAACAGAAGTTTTCTCTGCCCTCCGAAATGTAGGCTTCGATTTCTGTAACCGCCGTGGCTCGCAAGGGTTAGAGTTCAAGTGGATGTTCCGTGAAAAATAATTTTTTTACATTTTCAAATAAAGAGGGCAGTGCGCTGTGAAGCGTGCTGTTCCTCGTCCTTTAAACTCTTTAATAAACCAACTATCTTTGCTTTATGATTACAGAAAGCCTTATACGAAAGAAATTCGTTCATAACACAATGACAGATGCTGTCAATCGTCTCTATGCAGCATGGAGACCAGCCGTATCTGTCTTTCAGGTACGTTCAGGCGAACTTCAACGCTTTGCTCAAAGCGGAGCTTCTTCAAAGCAAATCTCTGATGGTTCGTATGAATTACGTTTGTTTATTCCTTTGCACCTTCGTTTTCTTGATATTCAATATCGAAAACCTAAAGGGAAAAGAGCACAAGGACAGTCTAATCTTTACAATAAGCTTGTTTGGCCTATCCTTTACAAACACGTATTCCCAGAGCTACGCTATGGTTTTACTGACGAGGTTCGCAACTCTCTGCATAATCAATTGTCCCATGCAATAGAAAAAAAATAACCAAACTGTTACTTGTGCGTTTCAAGGATATTGCTTATCTTTGTCGCAGGAACTAAAAACAAAAACTATGTGGATATTTCTCGAAATAATCATAACGTTGATAACAATGCCTTTCTTTATAAAGGCTGACGATTGGTGCTGGAGAGCTTGCCTTATTTACATTGGTTGTTGCATGCTCTTTACTCCCCTCGTAGGAATCCCTGTTTTTCTCTTTGCTTTCAGCAGATAGACAAATAGTTTTGTCCTTTCCAGCTTTATTGTCTGTTATTACCTTTGTTTGCAAAAGGTAATAACAGACAATTTTATTTATGGCAAAACATTTATCTGAAGACGAAGTTACACTCGTTGTAAATGCTAAGGCAGACAAGGCGCAGCAGAATATTCGCAAGTTCTCTAAGGAAATTGATAATCTTGGAGAGCGCAACAAGTCACTCCAACGTCAAATGGAATCTCTCGAACTTGCAGGGAAAAAGAATACTGATTCGTGGAAACAACGACGTGAGGAGTATAGAAGAAATTCCACGCAGATTCGAAATCTCAAACAGCAAATCGCTGCTGAGACGAAAGCACTTGACCTCAATGCTCTCACTATGGCACAACTACGTCAACAAGCACGTAGTCTTCAACGACAGCTTGACAACACGTCTAAAACTATTAATCCAGAAGATTGGAAAAAGCTATCCAGCCGACTCTCTGATGTTAGAGAACGTATGGGTGAACTTTCTGATGCTTCAAAGAGCTTTGTTGAAAAATACAACAACCCACAAACCATGTCTTTCTTCCGTGGTGAATTATTTATCCGTTTTGCAGAACTGGCAGGAAAGGCTCTCCAAAAGGTAAAGGAGTTTGCTGCTGAAGGCATCAGTATGGCAGAGAGCGCTGACGGCATTATCCATGCCTTCCAAAAGTTAGACAATCCTAATCTCTTACAAACCTTACGCAAGGCAACCAAAAACACAGTAGACGATATAGAACTTATGAAAGCTGCCATAAAGGCACGCGACTTTGGTATACCACTCGAAGACCTCGGTAAATATCTATCCTTTGCACAACTCAAAGCACAACAATTAGATGTTTCTGTTCAGCAGATGACTGATGATATTGTTACAGGTCTCGGACGAAAATCGCCACAAATCCTCGATAACCTCGGTCTGTCAGCAGCCGAAATCAGCGCAAAGACAAAAGAAACGGGTGACTTCATGAAAGCTGTGGCAAGCATCGTTGAGAACAATCTTGCACAGGCAGGTGAAACCTATATATCAGCTGCCGACCGTGCTGCACAAAAAACAACCGAACTCCATAACCGACAATTAGAGTTAGGACAAGCACTTTTGCCACTTAAAGAAAAGATTTCAAACACCTTCGACACCATGAGAGTAAGCATCATGGGCTGTATCGTTTGGCTCTTTCAACACCGCAACGCATCGATTGCTCTTGGCTTCGCCCTTACCGCCCTTACCATAAGTATGACAGCCCTTAACACAGCCTTCCGCACATGGATAGCACAAACAACCCTCGCGAAAGTCGTAATGGCTGGGTGGACGGCAACAACAAACACACTCAAAGGAATTTACCTCCTTGTAGCAGCAGCCATAAACACCATGACAGGCAACACTGTCAGAGCAACAGCCCAAATGCGACTGTTCAACATAGCTTGCAAATCGAACGTTATACTCTTACTCGTTACTGCCCTTGTGGCTGCAGGCGTAGCCTTTTATGCCTACATGAACAAAACAACCGAAGCACAAAAAGCATTGGTCGATTTCAATCTTGCACACGCAAAAGTAGCTGCCGAAATAAAGAAACAAAATAAAGATATAGAAAAACAAGTAAACGAATCTACAGCATCAGAAATAACCAAAATAAAAATGCTGCAAAGCACCATACACAACACTTCTAAATCGTATGCAGAAAGAAAGAAAGCTATACAGCAAATGCAATCTATTGTCCCTTCCTATCACGCATCGATAACAAAAGAAGGGCGATTGTTCAACGAAAACACAGCAGCCATTGATACCTACATACGCAATTTGCGTCGAGCAGCAAGAGCCGAAGCTGCATACGAAAAGATGAAAGCCAACGAAATAAAAATCCTAAACGACATGGATACCGTCAACGATGCACGCCAAAAAGGAAGAAACGTAAGAGGAGCAGCTGGTGGACGAGGCGTAAACCTTAACGAAGGCGAAAGAGTAGAGGCACGTCACGAGTTTGTAAAGGCAGGAGCCAATTCAATGGCAAAAACCTATTACGTTGTAGTAAACAAAGCTGGAAAAGTGTTGCGTGAGATTAATGAAGAAACTGCCAAACTCATCATGCAGGACCAACAAATGGACAATATGTTTGACGACCGTGTCAAACGAGCACAAGACCGCATTAACCAATATACAAAACAAAACGAATTCTTAGAGAAAATTATACATGACAACGGAGGTGTAGGACAGAAGTTTACGCCTAAAGACTTAAACCACAACCCTAACGCCGTTACCACTCCTTCTAAAGGTGGGGGCAGCCACTCTACTAAAATTACTCCAACGAAAACCGACCCTGACGACAAACCTATAAATGCCTTTAACAATAACAGAGCCGAAGACATAGAAGAGGCAAAGAATGCTTATCAAGAAGACTTGAATGCACTGAACGAAGCCTTGGCAATGAAGAAAATAAAGCAAGAAGAATACAACGCCTACATATCGGCACTCAACATTCAACATCAAAACAACCTCCTCGCCATTGAAAAGTCGTATCAAGAAAAAGCTAATAACCTGGTAATAAAAGACGCTGCCAAAAAGGAAGCCATCAAAGAACAACAAAACAAGGCGGTAGCCGACCAGCAGCAAGCAGCCTACAATGCTTATGTCGAAGCCGAAAAGCAGTATTACGATGCGCTTGAGAAAATAGAGGAAACCGCTCCTGCCAAGCCGCAGACCTTGCAGGAGGAATGCGATGCCAAGTTGCTCATCCTCGATGGGTATTACAAGGCTGCTCTTCAGAGGGCTGGCGAGGATGGTGAGCGACAAAAAGAAATTACAGCAGCCTACGAAAAAGCCAAGGTTGCTATTATTGTCGACTATGCAAAGAAAGCAGAAGAGGAAAAAGCACGTGCACGACAGGAGTATGGGCTTGACACGTTCGAAGACCAGTATGCCGCACGTCGCAAGAAGATAGAGAATGACACTCTACTCAATGAACAGGAACGACAACAGGCTCTTACTAACCTTGATCGGCAAGCAGAAGAACACCGCCTTCAGATACGTCAGCAGTATGGTCTTGTCTCACAGCAGGAACTTTATAATGCAGAACTGGAACAGCTGAAGATGCACCTTCAGAACAAAGAGATATCTGAAGAAGAGTATGAAGAGGCAGTGAAGAATATGAAGATCGCCAAGATGAAGGAGACGTTCGACTACTACTCAAACCTCTCCAGCGGGGCTGTTCAGGCACTACAGCAAGCAGAAGAAGCAAACGTCGATGCGAAGTATGATGCGGAGATTGAAGCTGCTAAGAAAGCAGGCAAAGATACCACAGAACTTGAAAAGAAGAAAGCGGATGAAAAACTAAAGATACAAAAGAAGTATGCTGATGTTAATTTCGCAATTAAAGCCTCTCAGATTATAGCTGACACCGCAACCTCAATTATGAAGGCTTATGCAGACCTTGGTCCAATCGCTGGCTCTATTGCTGCTGCCTTGATGGGTGTGACTGGTGCAGCCCAACTCGCTGCAGCCAATGCAGAACGTCAGAAAGTAAAACGTATGTCGCTCAATGGTGCCGGAGGTGCATCTTCAGCTTCAGGAACTCGTGTCGTTACAGGTCTCGAAAGTGGTGGAAGCATTGATGTCGAACGTGAGCAGGACGGCAAACGCTTCCATGCTGACTACGACCCTTATCGCCGTGGTTTCATTGATAAGCCGACGGTTATTGTAGGCGAGGGTGGATATGGACGTAGCCGTGAATGGGTAGCTTCCAATGCAGCTGTAGAGAATCCTACCGTATCCCCCATTCTGAATATTATCGACCGGGCACAACGGGCAGGTAATATACGTACATTGGATATGAATAAATTCCTCCTGCAACAGGCGCAAGGACGTGCTGCAGGTGGATATATCGCTCCCTCGACACCAACACCACAACCAATGCCTACAGCAATTACCCATAGAGATGAATATAATAAGGAGTTATTGGAGACATTGAAAGAACTCCGCAATAATGGCATTCGCTCTTATGTTGCGCTCGATGATTTTGATGCGCAACAGAAACTTCGTAATCAAGTACGACGCATTGCGTCAAAATAAATCCATGCAGATATGAAAATAACAAATGTTTCTATGGGCGAAGACTACAATCTTTCGCCCGATACAAAAATAGAAGTAGAACGCACAAATCCATTCTTTAATGATTATGGCGAGAGTACCGTTCCGCTTGATTTGCCTACCTCGCCACGTAATCGCAGAATGCTTGCGTTTCCTGAAACATTTGGAGGTATGCAGAAAATACGTCCCATCGATGTAACCATACAGGACGGTGAGTTCTTTGCTCAATGTCGGCAGGTGGTGCTAAATGCGACACATAAAGGAAAAATATCTACATCGTTTTATCTTAACGATGGTTCTTTCTATTCTAAGATAAAAGATGTAAAGCTAAAGGATATTTTCAAAGATGAATGCGTTCCTGGAGTGTCTACAGTACAGCAAGCTATAGCGTTTTGCCGTGGATTGCGCAATAATAAGAACGATAAGTTCTCTATCTTTCCTTTATTGGTAGAGGACGACTCGGGGCAATCTACAGGTTTTAATTATAAAATTCTCAATGCTTTTGGTAAAGAAGAGACAGTTGAGAAAGTCATCGAACATGTTCCTGGTTCGATAACAGCACTGGAAATACCTATAGTGAATGTTTTTAACCCCGATATGACTACACCAGACTCTGACTTCTACAATGCTACAAAGAGAATAGAATATGTAGAAAACGTTTCTATTAGTCTGAATGAAGGCTATTATATCACGCCTTTCATTCGTGCCAACTATCTTCTTCAGCGAGTGTTTGCCTATTTCGGCTACAAGTTGTTGCCGAACTTCTTTACTGAAACTGATCCATTCGATAAAATGGTGGTACTTAACAATGTTATGGATACCATTGTAAAAGGTAAGATACGTCTTGCCGATCTTGTACCTAATATAACTTGCTCGGAGTTTATTGCTGTATTTCGCAAGAAGTTTTGTTGCGAGTTCACGGCTAACGAAGGTAAAGGTACTGCTGATGTTATTTTCTTGCGTGATGTTATGGCAAGCACGCCAACAACCGATCTTACCCATAATATGACAGAAGAACCTACCATTGCATACAAAACAGAAAAGGATTACCAGCGCATAACGCTTGCTCCAGAGGATAAACTTGGAAGCGAAGCAGCAGAATCATACGAAGACTTTAACAATATGGCTAAATCGAACCCTGCTGCGTATTTCGACCAGAGAGATGGTGCTTTCTACAAGATTGGTTTTTCAGGAGACTTCCGCTTAATTACAAAGATAGGCGAAGGGTCGCAAGATTACAACACTGGAGAACAATTGGAACCGAAAGAAGTGAAAGTTCCTGAACTTATACCAGAGTTTAGGGCTTTGCAATATAAGGTTGATTTTAAAGACCTAAAGAAAGATTACGATATAGGGCACTACCTATTCGTGGGTAAATATAAGTCTCTTAACTCGAAAATGGTTATTGCTGGAGACGATAAAGATAGCGATACAGAACATGCTGATAAGGAGAAGACTATGTTAGCCTTTTCGGCTTTTGTTAATGGTCGTACAGTGGGAACTATTTCTCCATACGACATATCGTCTCCCGATTGGAAGAAGGCAAACAAATTGTTCGACTACGCTCTATATTACAATGGAAATGAAGGTGTGTTTGCACGCTTTTATAAGGATTACGATTTATTGTTGCGTAATTCGTTGCACGACCTGAAGGTGAAGCTCTTGCTTTCTCAGTCGCAGAAACAGAACCTCCCTGCATATAGTAAGGTTCTTATTAGAGGTGTAGCTTTTTTCTTTAACAAGCTAAAGTTTGTTTTAGGTGGCAAAGACGAACCTATGGAGTCTGAATTGAAGACGATATCGCTCATGGATCCCGTCGTTGTAGCTCCCAGTATTGATAGCTTCTTTCCTGCCATGAATACAAAATACAAGTGGGTAGGTAGGTCGCGTATTGTAGAAGTTTCAGGGTCGGTTTACGATAATTCAGGTCCTGATAAAGATAGGGCTTTTATTACAATGTATCCACCTATGGCTTCTAAAGAGTACTTAGGCGTGGAATTTATGAAACAGAGTTCTTATCGTTCGCAAAAGGTACGCCATAAGTCGTTTTGGCGTAGTGCTAAATACAAGTACTCACGTACAGACGTATGGCTGGAATGTGTGGAAAAGGATGCTACTGACGTTTGGTAAGTTGTCCTTTACCACTATGTGATGTTTTGTTACTTTTGCGATAAATAATTGCTTTCTATGGATATAATTATAAAGCCCGACAATATAAGCCTTGTAGGCTCAATGAAGAGAATAGTTCTCTCCAGCGAGCAAGAGGTAATATTTATTCTAAGCTACGCTGATAACAATGCACCGATAGTGCAGCACACTTATACTCCAGACTCTCACAACAGAATTGAGATTAACCTTGAAGATGTTATAGCACCATTGCTATATTTCGAGCTTCAGGATATTGAGAGCGCATACTTGCAGAACCATATTGCACGCGAATTTAAGGTTACAATACGATATGAAGGAGAAAAGACAAAGGCATTTACCTTTACGGCTATTCGTGCAGGAGTGGACCGATTGGCTGATTCAGCGGAGAACTTCCTGAAAGGCAACTTCCTTACGTGGCAACCCACCGTGAAGCCTGTTACCTACAATACTCCCGAGTTTCTTACTTACTATGCGCTGACAGAAGGCTTTGTTAAGTGCGTGGGCTATTATGAGGGGCGTCTTGTGGGAGTTGTGAAAGGCGATGTTAAAGTCTTAGCAAACTTACAAAAGGACAAAGCGCAGACAATACCTGTGCAGTATGCCATTATGGCGAAGTTGTTCGGCTTTCTCCCACTGTATTACGATGTGTGGGTAGAAGATACCGAAGGCAAGCGTCTGACGTATATTCAACGCTACTATGCTTCGGATATCAGGAGCGAGGAAGAGCAATGGGTGTTGTTTGAGAACTCGCTCGGTGGTATTGATACCTTTCGTGCGTATGGCGACACAACGTTTACGGCAAAGCACACGCACAATATAGCCGAGATTGAGAACGATGCAGAAGAATATCGTGTAGATACTGCGCGCGAATATAGAAAGAATACTGGTCATCTCAACAGGGAGGAACGCCGATGGCTGCTCGACTTCTTTCCATCGCTTGGTAAATACATATACATTGATAACTATGTGCGCAGGATAGTGGTTACCGACAGCGAGGCTTCGTACGAAGCAAAGGAGCTGCCTTCTAACTTTAATTTTACTTTTAAATATGCCGATGCACGTCCGTATCTCAATCTTCGCAGAAGTGCAGTACCGGCAAAGATGATGGATATAAAAGTTCCCGAGTTGGGGTCTTTTACCATCGCCCCACGCTTGGTTGAGTTCCAAAGACTCAATCTGAGTGGTGGGGCTCTCTTCCCTGTTCAGAATCCGTATGCCGACGAGTGGAACGTTACTACGATAGCTGCCATTATTGACTTTATCGTCGAAGTGCTTGAGAAAAGCTACTCGGCAAACGGAGGCGTAGGTCATACACATACGAACTACTCGTTACTGCAAAGTCTTTCGCTGCTGAACGGCTATCTGCTTGAGAATGGAAACAAGATAAAGGCTGGCTATGCTGATAAAGCTCGTGATTTAGAAAATCCAGTAGACGATCGTTTCCTTTCGAAGCTAAAAGCCGACACGGCACGTGGATTAATAACGTTCTTAAAGGGCATTACGTTTGGAGATAGTCTCCAAACTATAGGCTTTGCACAAGGACTGAATGGTTTTAAGGTATGGTTAGATAGCTATGGCAGGGCGCACGGACAGATTGACTACTTAGAAGTGATTGGCAAGGCTATCTTTCGTTCGCTACAAATTGATGAGTACAAGCACATTGGGGGCAACATTGTGCTGTCAGGAGCGAATGCCATTATAGAAAAGGTGGTGCCTGTTAGTGGTGGCTGGAAATGTTACCTCCACACGGACGATGGCGACAAAGCGATTACGAACGATTGGGAGCCTGGCGACCAAGCACTATGCCAGACGTTCAACATCAAAGCTGGGGTTTACGAGAACGTAAGCAACCGTTACTACTGGCGCGTAGTGTCGGCTGTGGCACAGAAGTCGGCTACCGAAAAGGCGTATATCGTTATTACTGCCGATGACGCTTATCGGGATAAAAGCACAGAGAACGATGCTCCAATGGCTGGCGACAACATTGTGCTTTGTGGGCATAACACGCTGTGGGACGTTGCTAACGGCATTGACCCTACGCTGAACCGCAACAGAATGAATGTTACGATGATTACCACCTCGAAAGAGGAGGGTGGAACTATCGAAGTGTATCGCAACATTCACGACTTTTCGCTCTCTAAAGGCAACGCCATCTTCCACCTTTCCAGCGACAAGATTTATATGAACAGCCAACGCTTCGAATGGGTAAGTGCAGATGGCGAGCGTATTCCTAACGTGATTTATCGTGGCGACTGGACACCCGGCATGGTGGCTGCCCGATACGAAGCGTGGTATTATGGCGGTGGCACGTGGCTATCGCTCGAAGATAATAATACCGACGAACCCACCGGGCAGTCTGCCCGATGGAAGCATTACGCAACCAAGGGCGAAGACGGCACATCGCCCTACACGGTGCAAATTCTGTCGGAAAGTGGTGGCAACATTATACACAATGGGCAGGGGCAAATTGTGCTGGTGGCTACCGTGCTGCATGGCGAGCAGGACATTACAGCCTCGCTTCTGCCGAACCAATTCTCGTGGGTGATACAATCGGGCAATACCGACTTCGATACGGCATGGAACGCACGCCACGAGGCAATTGGCAACCGAACTACCATTAGTGCCGAAGAGGTGAACCTGAAGGCACAGATTGATTGTATAGTAAACATTGAAAGATAAATATATTCACAATAAAAAAGAAGTAAAATGGCAACAGTAAAAGCAAGAGGTCAGGTTACGATTGTAGACCTCAACGACGCAAAACAGGTGCAGCTGCTGATGGATATTAAGTATCCCGTGCAGATGTATAACCCCGACACAAAGGTGTTTACGCCCAACTTTGGTAGCGACAACAACGTGGTTACTCCAAAGGTGTATGTTACGGGCAACGGCACTAATTTGGTGAGCAGACTCACCGCACTGATATACAACGTTGATGGAACGGTGGTGAATGCTGGCACAACAAACGGACAATACTCTGCGGCTGCCATATCGGCAGGAGGCGCCCTTACGATAAAGGGCAACATTACAGGCAGCTCGCTACCCATAAAAATAACGGCTTCTTATCACGACGACGAAACGGGGCAAAACACCATACTCGAAACGCAAGGCTTTGTTGCCAAAACTGCCAACGCTGGTGCGCTATTCCAAGTGGTATTGACCCAATCGAAGGGCAACAGCTTTGATGCAAGCAACAATGTTAATACGCTTACGGCAGAAGCCAAATGTTTTCGTGGCGGAGTGCAAGACATTGACGGCATTACCTTTCGCTGGTACTCTCTGAACATAAAGACCCAAACGTGGGAGCTGCTCTCACAGGGCATACAAACGGTAAGCGGAATATCTATCCTAACGGTTAAGCCAAGCGATGTGCTGAATGTACAGACATTTAAGTGCGAAGCGCAAGACGGCACCGAAAAATCGGAAGCCATCGTAACCTTTGAGGACCGCACCGACCCCTATTCGGTAGAAATATTCTCGCCCACAGGTTTGCAAATTAAGAACGGACAAGGCTCAACCACGCTTTGCGCCCGAGTGTATCGTGGCACAGAAAAGATTGAGGACGAAGCCACCGCTACAAAGAAGTTCACCTACACGTGGACCAAGTTCGACAAGAACGGCAACAAATCGAACTTTGCTGGCACAACTTCGGCACAGAAAACAGGCAATCCGCTCGTGGTGTCAGCCACCGACATAGACTCAAAAGCAACGTTCTATTGCGAGGTGAGTATTTAAGCACGAATTTACATCTATGGATATACAAGCGTAGATCCAGGGATATACGAGCGTAGATCCATAGATATACATTTTCATATCAACTATTTAAATTTTACAACTATGACGAAATGTTTAAGTTTCACAATTAGAGAGCAAAAACTAAGTGTAGGACCAAAGAAAGGGCAAAAAGTGTTTATAGCACGCCCCACCGACCGACAACGAGTAACCCACCGCAAATTCTGCGAAGAAGTAGCCAGAGCCACCACCTTTACAGGAGCCGAAGTGGAAGCCGTGTTGCGCCTGGCAGCCGAAATGGCAAAGAAGCACGTAGAAAGCGGCGAAAGCGTAGACTTTGGCGACATTGGCACACTATCGCCATCGTTCAAGTCGAAAGCCGTAGACCACATAGAAGACTTCAACGCCACACGCGACATAAAGAAGCCAATGGTGAAACTACGTCCATCTACCCGCTACTTCACACTCGAAGGCGTAACCTACGAGCGAGTAGAGCCAAAACCAAAGAAAACCAAAGGCAGCAAACCTGCTGGTGGTGGCACTCAACCTCACCCATAAACACACTCTGAAAATAGGGAGGGCATTTCGATCCTCCCTACATCTAAAAACTTACATAACCGATGATAATAGCACGAACATACATAACAATAACCAACGTTTCGGACGGACCAAAAGGCGACACAGGCGACAACGCCATAACGCTGGTATGCACCCCTGCCAGCCTAACGTTTGAGACAAACCGAGATGGCGAAATAGAAAACACCACACAGCGCAAAGTGCAAGTAGTGCTATACGAGGGGCAAACAGCCGTTGTCCCCACATCAACCACCGTAACGCCCTACAACTGCTACGCCCGACTGGTGGAACAAAACATCGTGGTAGACGGCATAAGTCCCAACCAGTGGAGCGGACACATAGCCATAACCGCCACCTACAAAGGGCAAACACGCACGGCAAGAGTAGAGTTTGTAGTGAGTGCGCAAAAGTGGAACGAGGCAAAGTTTGAAGCCAATCAGCAGCAGTTCCAAAGCATCATTGCACAAAACAAAGCCGATAAACAAGGCTTGGAAAGGCGCATGTCTACCATAGAGCAAACAGCCGACAACATACAGGTGGAAGTGCGCAAACAAACTTTCAGCGGAGTAAACCTACTGAAAGGAGCAAGTTTGCGCCTGCCCAACCTATTAAGTATCGACCGCCCTCATGTAACCGTCGTGAGCTATCCCAGCGTAGCTCACTTCGACAACCCCTACCTATCCATCTCTCGCCACGGAGCTACGCGGGACGAATGGAACGGTTGTAAATTCCCAGTGATAAAGGCAATGGGTGGACGTACTTACACGCTATCAATGTTTGTGCGAATCTATGGAAGCGACCAGCCATACATAGAAATAAAGCGTAGCCAGTCGAAAGATATGAGCGCACCAAAAACAAGCTATCCCAACATACCATCGTCTTACGGAGTGTGGAAACCATACACCTACACCTTTGAGATGGAAGAAGGGTACAATTACTTGCAGATATTCATAGGCTGCACACGCAACGGCGAAGCCTACCTGTCAGAAATACAGCTGGAAGAAGGCACCAAAGCCACCACGTGGAAAAACCCCGACATAGAAGAAAGCCTACAAGCAGCAGGCATCTATATCAATGGAAACGACATGAGCATAAACGCACGTGCCAAACATTTCAACTATATAGACCAACAAGGAAACATCGTAGCCACAGTAGACGAAACAGGAGCCATAGACGGCTTAAAGTTTCGCACACGCAACCTTGGCGCAGGCTACATAGACCTAACCGGAGCAATGATGCAAGTGTTTGGAGCAGTGGCTCGCAACATAACATTTGGTTTAGACGAAAAGGGGCAAGCGGTGTTAAAATTCTACGATAATGCAGGCAACAACACGCTGAATTTATCGCCCAGCGGACTAAAAGCTGAAAATATACGCATAGCGAGCTTCTCTCCACTGGAAGTATGCTACATAGGCGGAATGCAAGTAGCCAGCTATCCAGCCGAACACTCCATATTCAACCCATTCTTCACCGATAGAAAACCCATAGGAACATCGGTATATCTCTACACAGCAGCCCGAATGCAAGACCGCTACATAGCCGATGGCGACTGGACACAACAACAAGTAGAAGAAAACAACTATAGATACTTTCAACGAGATAGGGCAGTAGCAAGCAACAACCCCGTAAATGGCGTATACGCAGCCTGCGCACCACAAGCGAAGCTGCGAAACAATGCCAGAATAGGAGCCGACGGGAGAGCAACCGACGTAGAGAAAGAGTTCTGCATCATAACCATATACATATTCAGAGATGGGCGCATATCAACCACCCAACTCCGTAGAGAAAGAAATCTTTAAACATTATACGCAATATGAACATTCAAACAAAAATTTTAAGCAAGCAAGAGTTAGTAACCTGCGAGGTAGTAATAGATGGCTACCTACACACAGTGTCTTACCAAGCCGACACCACAAACACTATTGCCAAAGTGCTACAATTCACCGACAGAGTAGCACTTATAACACAAGGCGAATCCCCATCGTACGTGTTAGACCCGCACCGTCAAGCAACATATACCCACAACACAGAGCACTTCTCTGGTGGTCAATGGGAAACCCTACCCGACGATGGTGGACAAACAGCCTACAAAGGCGTATTAGCCATCTTCAGTATGATAGAACAAGGAAAAATGGGAGTGAGATAATATGGATCTTAATTTAAAATTAGAACGTAAATGGAAAAAAGAGAAATACACGATAGGTAACCTATATGTCAATGGAGTGTTTTTCTCAAACGTCCTCGAAGATACAACACGAGGACTTCGCCAAGATATGACACCTGAAGAAATACAGAAAATAAAGGTGTACGGTGAAACTGCTATACCAGCTGGAAAATACGAAGTACGTATAACTCTATCAGCTCGCTTTCGCTGTCCATTACCCCTACTTATCAATGTACCAGGCTACGAGGGAGTGCGCATTCATGCAGGCAACACCGCTCGCGATACACACGGCTGCCTACTACCAGGCAAGAACGACCGAGTAGGACAAGTGTCAAACTCAAGAGCCACAATGGCAGCCTTGCAAAAACAAATAGAAGAAGCTATATATCAAAATAGCAAAGTTTACATCGAAATAGTAGATTGACACCTTATATATATAAAAAGGTGTAGGATAGATGGAATGTAGGAAGGCAAGATAAGCAATCCTACATTCTTTTTTATAAATAAAAGGCAACCATCTTCCTGAACTCACGAAAATGGTCGTAACAATATTAAAGAACTCCATGATATTTCAGTAGCAAGGCATTCGCATCTTTAATATCCTTCGGCGTATATCTGTCCGTAATGAGAATAGAAGAGTGGCGTGCCTGGTCGCGCACAGTCAGAACATCAGTGTTAGCCTTCAGCATATTCGTTATACCAGTATCTTTAAGCGAATAGAACTTGTATCGGTCCGAGAACTTAAGATGCTTGCGTAGGTGTAGATGCCAATAATCCCTGAACGTCTTCTCGCTTCGTCTATTCGTGCCAGGCATAAACCCATCGCTAAAAAGATAATAATTACTTGGAAAAGCAAATATGTTCAAATCTATCATCAAGCGCAGAACATGGTCGGGAAGCGTAAGCGTAGCGTCGTTGTGGTTCTTGGTTTGAGATCCGTGAAGCGTTAAAGTCTTATTCTTAATAGAGAAATCACCAACCTTTAAGAAACTCATCTCTTTCGGTCGTACAAATAAATAATGTAAGATATAACAAGCCAGTAAGAAATATTTATTATGTTCCTCCAGCCATTCCTTAATATCCGTCATAACCTTATCAGGTATCACGTCTCTATTCTTTAGTTGACTATTTCGCTGAGTAGATGACATTCCATCAGTAGGATTATTAGGTACGTATCCTCGTTCTACAAGATACTTGCAAAACACCTTCAGCCAAGTAAGATAATTATTTCGTGTCCGAATAGTATTATTCCTATCTATAAATATGTAGTCAAGAAATTGCCCGACAATATTCTTATTAAACTGATAAGAATAGAACAGGTTCACCTTCTCTACCTCTTTCCATTTCCTCAATACCCTAAGCCTGCTAAGATACGACGAAACGCTATCCTCGCGCATACCTCGTTCTTTATACAGCTTCATTAAGTAGTCCTGGTACTTATCGCAAACGTCATCAAACTTAGTGTATTCTAAAGGCTGCATGGTTTCTATCCACGGATTCCAGCCTTGCATCAATTTTTCAATAAGTCTCTTTTTAAAGGCTTCGCCATACACACGTTGCTCACGTTTGCCTTTAATTCTCCCCAACATAAACTTCTTCGTATGAAGCTTTCCTATTGTTGGGTCGAAAGCAGACACAGCAATATAACACTCTGAAGCCTGATGAAAAGTAGGCGTTTTCCATGCAACTATCTCTTCTATAGTTGCCTTCTGTTTTTGAGAAACAAAATTTTTTTTAGACAT